TATACCATGCTGCTGGATCACGAAACGCAATTTCAAGTTCCCAATTCAGTGCAGTTGTTCCGCTAGTTTCATTGTTGCAAATTAGCTTATCCATTCCCCCGTTGCCGCCGTCGCCTTGGTCAAACTCAAAAATACCCTGTGCGCCTCCTCCAGCAGCTACGGACCAAAACATCTGCCTAGTTCCAAGATTAGCTCTTTTAATCCAAAGACTATATGTCCAAATTTTTCGATTAGTTGCAGTACCTAGGGTACGAGACAGATGGGCAGAATCATCGTCATTAAAACGAATAGACTGATCTATCTCGTAGCCTGACCCAGCGTTAGCCAGCCACTGTGAGCCAAACATTGTCATTAGCTGAACGCCAACTGCGGCGCGCCTAGCTGGATACTGCCTGACGCCTTGACGAAGTAGGGGACTACATCAACCGCACTTGCTGCGGTGCTAAGTGTAATGCCGCCCCCAGCAGGGCTTTCGTAATCTGTTCCAAGGCTAAGAGTTCTTGAACCCGTTCCATCTTGGATGAACACGAACACGCCAGCTTGGCCTACTGATTCCGTGCTTGGGTTAGCCAAAGTCACGTTACCCGTAAGAGTAAGCACAAAGTTTTGATGAGCCGAGAAGTCAATCGTCACACTGCCTGTGTTTGACGTGTCAGTGTCAGTCTCCGCAAGAATGATCGTGCCACCATTGAACTGCCCAGCGACCGTCACATTCGTGGTGCCTGTCGGAATCTCAATGACATCCGCATCAGCATCGTTCTTGATTGTGACATCGTTGGTCGAGCCTTGGCCCGTTAGGATCAAGCCCTCCGCAGCGGTGTAGCCCATTGCAGCGTTATCACCGGCAGAGGTGTCGCCATCCGCGTTTACTGTAGCGGCTGTCACGTCGCCCACGATATCAACGTCAGTACCGCCAGTAGCAACGGACAAAACCGTTGCATCAGCATCGTTAACAATCGTTACGTCATTGGTTGAGCCTTGTCCCGTTAAGATAAGACCCAAAGCAGCCGTGTAGCCAATAGCTGCATCATCCCCTGCTGAAGTATCACCCGCAGCATTTAAGGTTCCACCAGCAGTAATATCGCCCACTACGGTGACGTTTGTGCTTCCTGTGGGAATTTCCAAAACATCTGCATCGGCATCGTTCTTAATTGTCACGTCATTGGTCGAACCCTGACCTGTCAATATCAAACCTTCAGCAGCGGTATATCCAAGAGCCGCTGCATCTCCAGATGCTGTGTCCGAAGTCAGGTTTACTTTGCCAAAAGAAAGAGAGTTAGCAAAAATACTTGATACAGCAGCGCCAGTGCCAGCACCGTCTGAAAAAATAATGTCTGCACCGCCGTTAGGGATTGTAACATTTGCGCCAGTGCCTTGACTAAATACCGCGCTTTGACCGCTACCGTTTTTGACCAGATAAAATTTATCAGCATCATTCGGAGCAATCGTAATTGTGTTTGTTCCTGTCGGGCTTCCGGCTAACACAAGAACCTTATACATGCCATCTGTAAGAGAACCATCGGTGGTGGTTAGCGTTGTAGAGGTTCCGGTTAGGCTCAAAGAAACCACGCCACTAATAGCGCGATCTATGATGTCCATGTTGGTATTGGTGGTATCGCCCCATGTGCCTGACTGGTCACCTGTTCCGGGCTTCTCAATTCCAGAGTTGCTTGTGTATGTTGAAGTCATTTATCTAATCCTTTTAAGCAGCTATATCGATCCAGCTTGCGTCTTGATCAGGAGAAATCGAAGACCACGAAGCATCTTGTGACGGAACTATTTCTCCCCAGACGTTAACGCTGCCTACTGCGCCTGTGCCCTGAAGGCCCGTTTCAATAATTATTACCCCGCTGCCCTCACTAACCGTTACGGAGCCAACTTCTCCTTCTATGTCAAACCCAACAAGGGTTACATCGTCACTAATCGAAGTCGTTACGCTTCCAACCGAACCAGTTCCAGCATTACCTGTTACAGCAAATGCAGAACCACCAGCCGCTGTAACGGAGCCAATACCCCCAGTAGCAGCAATCCCCGTAACCGAAATCGTAGCATCAATGCCAACGCTTACGCTGCCTACACTTCCAGTAGCAGCATTGCCTGTTACTGAAAATGCAGAACCGCCAGCAGCAGTAACGCTACCAACAGCACTTGTGCCAGCAGTTCCGGTAACTTCCACAGGTATGGGCTGGCCCCAAGGACCGCTACCCCATGTTCCTCTGCCCCAACCTGTGACGTTTGCCATTACTACGCCTTAAGCAATCCGTATAATTGCAGCCGTTGCGCTTGCTGTTGGAAACGTAATCGTCATGTCTCCAGCAGTCGCGGTCTTGTCTGCGCCAAAATCAAGAATTACAAGAGAGGGGTCGCCTGTTGCTGTTTCGTTAAAGATCATGCCGCCACGAGCGGTAATGCTTACAGACGAGAATGTCAGGTCCGCAAAGTCGCATACTGCCGTAGTCCCACTTGCAACCGGCGTAACGCTTGTAAGCGCAGCACCCTTGGCGCTATAGCCTGTGCCGCTTGCTTCTCCGCTAGACGTGTAAGCTGTCGTTGTTGCGTCGAGAGAAGCAGTGCTTTGGTACAGCGCCATGTTAATGGTATTGCCTGTCGAGGCGGTTAAATTGTGAACACCTTTCAAAAGCTCTACTTTGAAAGACGTACACATTGCTTGCGTGATAGCCATTTAAAGTCTCCTTATCATTTCTGCTAACTGGGGGGAGCCAGCATTAGTTAACGCATTGATAACATTAGTTCTGTCGCTTGCCACCGCTTGTTTCATGTAATGCTCTATTAAAACAAAAAGCTCATTTTTATAAAACATAGCTTGATCACGGATCGCAGGTGGAGCGTTTTCGGAAACATACATAAGCTTGTTTACGCACATCTCAGCTACTTCAGAAGGCGTATGACCACGGTTATTGGTAGTGCCAACAGTCACCTTAAAATCATCCGGCATGGTTGTTTTAATAGATAACATCAGGTCTCCTGTATCTGTAAGGCACCGTTACGGTATTGATCGCGCCTGTTTCTAGCTTCACCCAAGTTACCAAGCCTTTGAATAGCAACGGCAAATCTTTCAGTGTAGTTGGTGATAAGGTCAGGCTCACCCTTCATAAAAGTGTAAGCCTCAACAAGACATCCGTACAGCAACGCATCTTCAGCATTGTCTCCAAGCCAACTTGTGCCGCTAGAAGAAACTGTAATGCTTTCAGGTTGATATGCGTAATGAAGCTCTGTTGAGTAACCGGAGTCTGGTGTCGGCCCTACAATAAAAAAGTCATCATCAAAGATGCCATAGTATTTAGGCAGTCCTGTTTCGGTCGAGTCAGGATAAGCCTCGTTAATATAATTTACATCTTTAGGAAGAAGATATGTCCTGTTGTTACCGCTAGTAACAGCAAGACTTAAAGCGGCAATAAAGTCAGTAGGTTGAGAAAGATATTGACCACCACTCGTGAAACTACCCGTTACGTTTCTTCTGAACATGGGTAGCTGAACGGCATAAAATATGCGCGTTTCAACAATCCGTATCATCTCATCCAGATTGTTCACAAACGTCGTTTCAGTATTATCTACATAATCCTGTATAGCCGTTTTAAGTGTGGTGAATGTCCAAGCCATAATCCATTAGCCGTTTTTACGAAACTGTTGAGCGCGAGCCGCACCACTGCCACGGGCAATGGAACCACCCATACCCTTTTTTTCTTTAGACTTGACAGCAGCAGCAGCACCGCCAGCGGCAGCACCGGCAGCAGCACCAGTGGTAGCAGCCTTATTAACCTCTTTTAAGCGCCGACGATATTCTTCCTGTTCTTCTTTCTCGCGGCGACTTACTCGTTCCGAAGGGGCGGTTTGAAGTTGAATTGTATCTCTTTTATCTTCTCCAATACCAGCAGCAGCACCGGCAGCACCGGCAGCAGCCCCAATACCAGCAGCAGCAACGTCTTCAGCAACGCCGCCACCACCCATCTTCATCTTGCCATAAGAGAGACTTCCGCCGCCTCTATACATAACTTTACCGCCGCCCATCATCTTTCCCTTACCGTCAGCAGCATAAAAGGGAACTTTATCTCCCTGCTTGTTTTTGACCATCTTAAGGCCACCGCCACCCATGCGCTTTTCCGCATCTGGGTAAGGTATTTTCTTTCCGTTCATCTTTGGCATAGCACCCTCCTCAAGTTACCAGTAACTTATCGACCGCCTTTTTCTTTCAAGACAACACCAGCAGCTACCGTTATAGCTGCCGCAATCATCAGCCACACCGCCATAACAGGCACGACAGTCGAAAGAAGAATGGCACCAACGCCTACAGCCAACCAAGTCGTAGGCTCAACAATGCGTGATTTAATCCAGTTCATAGTTTTCTCCTAAGCAACAGTTATTGTTACATCACCGACAGAACCCGCTAAAGACAGGCTGTCAGTACCGTCAGGTGCTGTTCCGCCATCCCCCACAGGGTTCCAGCCAAAAAACTCCCTACTCGCCTCTAGACCCTTGTCAGGGCGCGGATCACGCAATGACTGAGGATCGAATATCCTAATGCGCCCCAGAAAGTTCTGAGGCTGGTCTGGGTCTACCACATCGTATCCCACACGAAGCCCAGTCCTCACGCCATTCTGAACCTCGTACACAAGTTTTTCCAAGGGATATCTAAAACCAGTACGGTCACAAAACCCAAATGCATACTTAGCTCTTGCGTATGACCCAGTCATAATGAATACGAATCCATCTGAGGCGTGAACGAATAAGAAGCCTTTTCTCTATCTTCTTGTGCCGCAAGTTCAAACTGCTCATCATAAACAGACTTAAGCATTTGTATTCTAGGCGCAGCTTCTGGGCGCTTCATAGCTATATGATATGCGAGACCAGCAACCATGCAGGGAAGAAACCGCGCTGGAATGTCTGAGGTGTTACTGGACTTTGCTCCTGTGTCTTCAACTCGACGCAGCCTAAAATAACGAACAAAGTCACCGTTGTAAGTGCTGCTTGGGATGGGCCAAAGAGTAACAGTCGGAGCATCCCGCAAACGGTTGATATATATTTGTGTTGGCTTACCCTGAGTTAATTTATTAGTTATCTGAGAGTAAGTGCTGACAGACATCCTGTATAATGCTGTATCTGTCTGGTTTGTTTCACCACTATCCGTTCTGAGCGTATGCTCTAAAAGATCAATAGTGTCAGACGGTAGCGTGTAAGTAGCAGTGCCGGTGACAAGTGTGACGCTGCCTTCCTCGACAAGCCACAGATTTATTCCACGGTTAGCCCACTCCAAACCCATCAAGTTCAGGCTGCGCCTTGCAGTAGCAAGGTCGTATCCACTACGCATCTCAAGACCAGCCCGTTCGTAAGCTTCCTCACAAAGCTCTGCTATGTCGAGATTAAATGTAGATGTTCCGCTAACCGCCATTCACTATGCCTTTTTCTTTCTTCTGGTAGAAACCGTTTTAGACTCCATCCCCTTTAGCTTGCCAGAGTTTACCCCAGCATAAAATATCTCTTTTCCCTTTTTTACACCGTAACGATTTTTCATAGTCGTTAAAGTTTTCTCCCCCTTTACTGTAAGGGGCATCAGTCCATCCTTGGTCCTCTTGCCCCTTCAATGGGACGAGGTTTTCGGAGCTGTTTACTTTTAGGAACAGCCACTCCTCCAACACCGCTTAAAAATTCCTGAGCTTGTCTTGACGCAAGAATGTCTTCAAGAATTTGTCTGTCTCCCGCAGTGCCAATTCCTTCAGCAAACTTGCCAATTTCCTGCAATCTTTTTTCAAACCCACTGTAGTCAGGACCGGCTGCTGCAACATCAGCGGATACTCCACCGGCTTGCATTTTCATTTTCTTCTGTTGATCTTGTGTTTTCATGAGATGTTTTCCTCTTCAGACTTCTTCTTCCGATACCTGTCTTTCATAATTAAACCGGGAGCAAGACCAAACATGAACCCTCGGTTTTCCTTCCCAAGCTTGTCATAAAGCATTGCTGCTGGAGAGAATGTTTTCAGTAACCCGCCCATATCTTTTCCCATAGGCTTTATGTCTTCAGCAACACCGCCGCCAGCCATTTTCATCTTCTTGCTCTGGTCTTTGTATTTCATCTTAGTTTCCTTTTATTGGAATGTGAGAAGCTTCGCTTATAGGACGAACCTCAGTTAAAACAATTTTTATAAGGTCGTAATTCTTTCCAACCTTTTTGTTTGTTTCCGCAACCGAAGTTTCTAGCACTGCTACTTTCTTGTCCATATCAACCAAAAGCAAAATAGCCCAGCCACCAATGGCTAAACAGCAAGATGTTAAAACAGTTACCAAGTGCCCTCTCATGACCGCCTCTTAACGCCCTTCACAGATTTCTGTGATTTAGGAGGAGACTTCTTTGATTTTCCGGGGCCACCCCAAAGCTCTTTATTAGCCCAGTACGCAGCAGACATCTTGCCCTTCTTGATGTTTTTGCCATGACGAGCCTTAAAACTTTTTCGAGCTTCAGGGGAATAGTTGTGCCCCATTGACGAGTCACCGTAATGAATAAGCTTGATCTTATCACCGTCTTTAGCAAGAACCATTCCTTTCTTGCCAGAACGATTAGACCGCTTTGGCTTATTAAACCCAGCAAACTTAGTGCCGCGATACTCAATGCCGCCACTAGGTAACCTTTTTACGCCGGGATAAGCCTTAGCCATTATCAGTAACTTTTTTTACCTGAAATAAGGATTGTGTAGGTATCGTTACTGGCATGACCAACTGTCGTAAACAGAACGTCACCAGTTACACCAGAACCTGCATTGTTCCAGATACCGCCAAAATCCCTGTAATCATGATGACCGGAAGAAGTCTCACCCAACTCAATAACAAAGGCATTGCTTGTTGCGTCGAAAAGCAACTGAACCTTCATCCCCACACACTGCCACCAAATCTGTTCAATGGTAAATTTGGTACATGCGTTTTGAGTCACATGCTCTTTCTCAAGTGCCGATACATCAACTTTGACAACAGCAGCTTCGCCTGAGCCGTCACTAATGTTCGTAAACTTAAACGCAGCGTTTTTCTGGCCATCAACAATCGTTTGGGTTGTTACCGCATCTGCCACGAGCTTACTCCTTTATCTTGCCCTGCAAGACAAGGGACTTGTACTCAGCACTCCCCACGGGGGGAGTGCTGGCAGCAACGGCCTTTTTTGCAGAAGCTTTAGGTGCAGACTTTTTTTCCGCAGCCTTAACCTTTGGTTTCGTCGCCATGTTCTATCCCCTAGCGATTTTGAGAGGCAAACAGGTAATCTATCGCCATAGACTTCGTGCCTGTAGCAGAACCAGAAAGCTCCATAGCGCCAATAGTCATATTCTCATCATCAGGGATATTGGCAGTATGCGTAGCTACGAGAAGCCGGTTTACAAAAAACTCAACACTTGATGTGTTGATTACATGGAAACCGAGCGTCACTGCCGTACCGCTGGCAATATCAATCCCCGAATCCGTTGAGGTTTCCGTACCGTCTTTCTCCGTCTTGCAGAGAATGTTGCTGTCACCATCGTTTACCTGAAACACAATCCGGTCAGCAGCAGTAAGCATTGCTTCGGGGTTGGTTGCAAAGTTAACCGTCAGACCAACACAGATATCCATGTTGCTACCCTCTGCATCCGTAGGGGTAAGCTTGGTCTCAAACCAGATGTTGCGATCTGCGTTAACGGCAAAAATTTCGTTGCCTTGCACAGAAGCACCATCATTGTCGGTGGTTGCCTGACTTGACAGGACCAATGTCCCGCTTTCAGCGTCAGCGCCAAGAGCAGCAGAAGCACTGCTGTCTTTGATCACTGTCCAGTCATTTGTTGAATCTAGAGCAATACCCGTGAAGTCGTCCATATAAACGACATAGTCAGGGCTTGCGGTGATGGGCAGGTTAGAAAACCATTTGCGGCTTCCATCCTTACCTGCATGAAGGATCGGTCCAGTAAAATGCACAGCCATGTTATATCTCCTGTCGTGGCTAGTGTCGGCTTTCGCCGTCAGGATGTATAAAAAAGGGGAGGGGCGAACCCCTCCCCCCTACGGTTTTAGGAAGAACCCGGAGAACCGTAAATTCCGAGAGGGTCAGATACTCCGAAGGAGTAGCGTTCCCGTGCCTTGTAACGAACATTACCAGTATCGAAGTCACCGTCCATGCTGGTCTGCATGGGAGTGCGCTCGAAGTGCTTCATGCCATTAGGAACATCGGTAACAATAAAGAAGGCATTGGTATCGGTCAGGTAGTGGTTGACCTCATAGCCCTCTGGAATCGAACCGTTGCTACGAATAGCATTGATGTCGTTATCAGCAGTTCCAACCCGAAGCTCCGACTGGAGGATACGAGTTGCAACAAATGTCAGTGCAGGTGGAATAATCAACCTACGCGGACGGGCTGCAATAAGAAGACCACGCTCATCAACGTATGCAGCAATATCAATTACCGCATTCTCAAGAGTGGTTTCGTTCAAGTCAGCCGCTGTTGCTGGACGGTTGGAGTTCGTGCCACCCGCAACCGTTGGGTGAGAAGCATTAAACAGCGTTACACCATCACCAGACTGGTAGGTGTCAAACCCCGTATTCAGGGGAGTAACAGCCTTGGTCTGCTTGCTGTAAGCCATGCCACGAGCCAGAGCCTTGGTATAACGAGCCGAGAGCGAGTCATACAGGTTGTCTTCCATTGCCTCTTCGGTAATGGAAAAGCCCATAGCAACCGTCTCATGGTTATACCGAGCCGTAAATGACTCTTGTGCGCTGTCGTAAGAAATAGCTTCGCCTTCGGGCTTAACCGGGGCGGAACCAAATCCAGACAACTTAACTTCTTCCTCGAAGCTACGATCAGAACTTTCTGTCTCGTAGATCATCGTGTGTTCGTCTTCGTACTTTTCGTACTCCAAACCGAACAGGGCGTTTAGGCCCGGAAGAAGTTCTTTAAGGAGTTGTGTTCTTGCAATAGCCATAACTCAATCCCCCTATGCCGAACCAGTTGTGGATGAATGCTGGTGATAGTTAAACTTGCACACCAGAATTGGGAAAGTCGTGCCCTTCTCATCCCCTTCGCTCCCACCAAGATAGTCAATTACCCGAATTGGGTTTTGAGCATCGGTAGAAAGTTCAGAAATATCCAGAGCAACACGGCTAACATTTAAAGTAGTGTTAGGTGCGGTCTGAACTAGAAGAGTGTTTTTCCCGTAAATGTCCCCTACGTTAGTAGGCGCAGCATCCGCTTGGATGGTGAACAGAACATTAGGATCATCGACGACATACGCCATAGCGTCGGAGGCAACCAAACTGGCTGGCCACTTTTGGCTAAACGTAAGCTGTCCAGAGTTGGGGTCTGTGTACTTACAGCCCATGAAAACACCGACCATATCAATGGCGGTTGAGTCGTCGCCCGTTGCGGACTGCTTCTCAATGGTGGTGGCGGTTCCGCCATCTACTAGTTGAACAATGTCACCTACGCAGATAGCTGTGCCATAGCCTGAGGCTATTGGATACTGGCGCGATACTTCTAACGAACCACTATCCAACCGACCAATGGGGCGCAGACCGAAGGGTGCAGCAGTTGAGGACATCTCTGTCTCCTTTTCGCATCTTCAGTTGAAAAAAACCCATAGGACTTACTATGAGCGGCCATTTCCGAAACCAACCCGCGTCGAGTTCTCTGGACGGAGAACAGGCATCCGTGGGTCGCTTTCTCTTAGATAGCTCTGGTCAACTGCATCAATCTGCTGTTTGGTTTTGTTTGCATAATAATCGTCCCGCTGTCGCATATTCTCTTTAGCGGTGCGGCAAAGCAATAAACCACCAACCTCAATAGACCCTTCAAACCGCGAGTTGTGATCATTCAGGACTTGCATTTCAGGATGGTCGTCAACAGGAACAGGTTCCCAACCCTCTCTAAAGCGTTGAGAAACATTCGTGTTGTCGGCTTCCCCTAAAGTGGCCGTGCGTATCCATCGATACACATAACCGTCTACAGGAGTTGGCTCAGGCAGAAGTGACGGAGGTGCCCAGCTTTTTTTGCGCTCACTCATCTCACGGGCTTCTCTATCACCCAAGCTGGCGGCGGTTCTCGATTCGCGCTTATCGCCGTCGAACAGTTCACTATCATCTTTATCTTTAGCCATTCGCTTGCTCCTTCAAAAGCTGCTTCGCGTACTGTTCGTTAGTAATCCCAAGCTTTCTAGCGAGGTCCACTTGGGTCTTCGTGAGTTTGGCTCGCGTTGGTTTTTTGTTACTGCTACGAGTAGCTGGCGCAACCACGGGGGCCACTGTTTCTTCCGATTCAACTTCTACTGAAATACTTTCAGCATCCGTTGACTCACGAACATCAGAAGAAACAGAACTTTCTGTAGAACCATTTTGGTAGTTATTGTTAATTTCGTCAATAGGGAAATGTTTTCGCATTTCCTCATCGATCATCTCGTAATACTCTGAACCGTTGGGATGAACTCCCTTTTGCTGTGTAAGTTCATAATGCAAGCCCATCGCATAAGCAGTCAGCTTTTGATCTTTCTGGAACCACGGGTTTTTTCTTATCCAATCCGTGTCCCGCTCTGTAAGGGTAATATCAGGTTTCTGCGATAAAGCAGCGGCAGGAGCCGGGGTTTGAGCAAGAGCCTCTCTCTGAGTAATCGCTTCCTGAAGCTTGCGCCCGTCAAACATCAACTCGTTAAGCTGCGTTTGAGCAGAAACAATTTCTTCGGCGTTTCCTTCGTCATAAGCTTTAGTCAAGTCTGACTGTGCCTGAGCAAGATCAGCGTCGTTCTTTGCTTTGGTCACATCGAACAAAGCCGAATTACCGCTTTTTAACAAAGCCTTAAGCTGTTCATTCTCCTGACGTATGGTCTGGGCAACATTGATAGCCTCAGTCTGCATACGCTGCGCTGCTTCAGCTTCACGCCGCTTGTCATGAAACTCACGCTTAAGCTGACCAATCCTGTCCTGCGCTCGTTGACCGACACCCTTGATTTCGTCGTCATCATCAGAAGCGCCCTTGTCCAAGAAAGGACGATCTTCTTCCGGGGTGTCATCAATAACCTCAATCTCGAAAAGCTCTTCCTGAGGTTCCTCCGATACTTCGGGTTTCTCTTCAGCCATCTCTAAGCCCTCGTAATGCCGCGTGGGTCTTCCACAACAGCTTCAACATTATCGTCGTTAATAAGACGAAACTCTTTACCGTGGATACGGATGCGAGTTCCCTGAAAAGCACGGAACAGGATAAAGTCCCCTTCCTTACAGTAAGCTCCCGTAGGAAACTTCTTGCTCTGGTCTGCCGTCTGGTCGTAACAATCTGGACCCAACTTCAGCACAAAGCCCACCACTGTAGAATACTCTTCAAGCTCCCTGACTATGTCGGGCTTGATGATGCCACCTTCAGTGGTTTCTTCGATTTCGGGGAGGGCTATCAGTATTTTATAACCACAGGGTTTGGGTAACTGGGAGGCTGTTTCTTCTTCAACTACCTTTTTGAGCGACGGGCGCTCCTTCTCTAACGTCTTCGTCATTCTTTCTGTCTCCGCGAGCAATGCTCGATTCGCGCTGAATTATTACAGGCACAGCGGTATCCTGTTTAGTCATCGTCTTGAAGCTTGCTAGAGAGATCGACCATCTCCCTTTCTACCATAGCTATTCCTTCTATGCGTCCGACCATGCGACTGTACTCAGCCATATCCTTTGCACCACCAGACGCAAGATGGTCTGCCCCGTCGTTCATCTGTTCTCGCATGAACTTCTGTAGACGAGTCAATATGTGATCGCCTTGTATACTCACTAACGATACCTCCTTGTTTTCTTTGCAATTTTTTTGGGTTGCGCGACGTGCTGCTTACCTTTCTTTGTACCTTTGCGTTTAGCCTTTGTAGTAGCCGCGTATTCCTTGGAGCTTAGTTTCTTAATAGCCCTTTCTGGAAGATACCTTTCCCCTGTTGCCTTCTTCCCCTGCGTGGACGGCTTACCCGACTTGGTTCGCCACTTCTGCTTTGTCCAATTCTTCAGGGATTTCTGGGATTTTTTGAGGGGCATTACTTGCCAACCTTTTTCATCGCTTGCTTGTGCGCTGCGGTAAAGGTTCCCCCGTTTCGCATGACCTTTCTCATTTCAGCCATGTGTT